GGCGGCGTTGACCGCGTTGGTGATGTCGGTCAGCGCGGTCTGATGCGGCGCTTCGGCCACGACGGCGTTGACCGCACCTTCCACCACCGGCAGGGCGGCGTTCACGGCCACGCCAATGGGGCCGCCGAGTGCGGCACCCGCGGCGCCAGCGACGTTCAAGCCGGTTTCAATTTCGGTTAGTGTGTTCGACATGAGTTCTCTCCTTTGTTTTGAAACGAAATAAGTAGTGAAAAGAAAGCAGCGCTTTTTTTCAAAAAAGTAACTACTTGCTCAGCCTCTCTTGCCCCAGACCCTTGGCCCTAGGACGAAACTTCTTCTGCGATCAAACAGGCCAGCCGGCACGCCCGCGCCACCAGGTTATTCAGCGCCGTCAGTTGCGCCAACGACTCAATTGGCTTTGCCGCCGCGGCAGCCAAGTCGCGCGCCAGTATCTCGTCAACATGCCCGCGCGGCTTCAAAGGAATGGCGTCGATGAGTTCCGCAATCTTCATTGCTAGATCACGCCGTCGCCGCGGCACCATAGGCCGCCTGCAACCCATCCACCGCCGTTGCCGGCGTCACCGCGCAACCGCCCAGCGCCGCAATCGCGGCAATCGCAAAAATCGAAAGAAATTGCTTCACGCTCAAACCCCCTTCTCGGCTGCCGCCACTTCGGTCTCAACCGCCTTCACCGCGTCGCCATTCGTCAGCGCCGCGCGGCCTTCCTTCAAAACCACCGCCAGCAGGCCGGACCCCACCATCCCCACCAGCATAATCGTCTGCATCGCGCCTTGCGGCAGCGACAACCCGAACGCGCCGAGAATCATCACCCCGAACCCGGCATAGGTGGACGGCTCCTGGAGCCGCGCCAAAAGATAGTTCATTGAGAATCCTTTCTGTTAAAACCCGAAAAAGTGCGAAACCTTGCCCCAATTATTCGAGATCGCTTCACCAAACGCCAGAACCGTAACCGAAATCGCCGACCAGCCGAACGCGCCTATGCTGCGCCAGACTCCCTTGCGCGCGGCAGCCGCGGAAACGCCGCCCTCGATCCGATCAAGTTTTTCGTCAATCAGGTCAAACCGCCCGTTAGTCTGCTTCTGGTACGATTCGAGGTCATTCTTAATACCATCGATCTTGTTGTTCACGCCGGTCATTTCACCTCGCAACTCGCCGACCTTTCCGGCAAGCGCAAAAATGTTCGATTCATCCAGCATCTAACCACTCCTTAGCACAACTAACATAAAGGCGCAAGCGAAACGCTTGGGCTAATACCAAATATCCACTTCGCCCGCTCCGCCGTTGCCGCCGTTGCTGATATTGTTGATACCGCCGGCGCCGCCCCCGCCCGGCGCTTGCCCCGCCGCCCCGTTGGATGGGCCACCTTGGCCGTTGCCGTTGCCGCCGCTGCCGCCAAACCCGCCTAGCGCGCTGGAACCATACGCCAGCCCGTTCCCGGCGCCGCCGCCTGAGCGATTTATGGCGCCCAGCGTGCCCACGCCCGGCGTTCCCGTGCTCGTCGTGCCGCCGCCACCGGAATAATAGCCGCCAGTTCCACCCGTCGCCTGCAACAAAACGGTTGATCCGCGCTTGATGGAAGACGTGCCGCCGTTGCCGCCGTTGCCAGTCAGCGAGCCAGCGGCGCCGGCCCCCACAACCACAGTCAGCGTCTCGCCGGGCGTCACCGGAATCATGCCCAAAGCGTACCCGCCGCCGCCACCGCCAGAACCACCAGCGCCGGCCACGGTACTACCGCCGCCCGCGCCGCCGGCGCCCCAAGCCTCACCGCGGATTGTATAAACCCCCGGCGGCACCAAGAAAGACTGCGTTCCCGGCGATGTAAACTGCACCGGCGTTCCAAAACCCGGCACCATCTGCGTCATATTGCCGCGCAAAAACGGCGCCGCCGGCGCGATGGCGATATTGCCGCCGGCCACCGCCGTCTGGGCGTTCGTCACCGTCACCACGTAAAGCGGCACATACCCGCTCGGCGTCGCCGGCGTCGTCTGCGTCCCCGTCGCGGCGGCGGTGCCCGCCGTCACCTGGAACACCACGGTCTGCGCCCGCAGCGTATTCTGCGAAACGCCGCTGTTGCTCGGCCCCGCATAAGGGGTAGCCGGGTTCGCGGCGTTCACGTAAGGCAACACGGTGGACCCTGTATCCGCCTCCTGGAACGCGGCGGATACCAGATAGTTCACGGAATATCCGGTCGTCGCCGGCGCCGCGTTCGCCAGCCCCAAATTCGTCGTGCCGAGATTTATCCCCGTCTTCAAAATGTTCGTCGCGGTATCGGCGCCGAGCACGCCATAGGCATTCGGGTCGGTCTCCTGATACGAAAACATGAAGCCGCGGCCAATCTGCACCGCAAAGGCGGAGCCAGAAACAACGCCACTTGCCAAAGCTGTGCAGGCCAGCCCATAAGCCGTCGTGCCCTGCCCCAGCATCGCCTCTGAATTGGCGCCAATCCCCACCATCGAGTCCTTGAAGGCGTCCAGTATGTTTTCAGTCAGGGCAATCTGCCCAGGGTAGATCAAGTCACGATTCATGGTAAATAACCTTCGGTTAGGTGATGTAGGTCCACGCGATATTGCCAGCCGGCATCCATGCCGCGATCTGGCTGTAGATGTACGCCTCAGTTACCAGCCCTGGGATGGAATTAAGGTCCACGCCGCCAAACGCGCCGCCGCCCGCCACCGGCGCGGCGCGGCTGCCGTAGCCGTAACCCAGCCCGGCCGCGGCATTCGCCAATTGTCCCCAGCCGCCCAAATTTCCCAGTACGGCGAAGCCGCTTTGCGGAAAGGAACACGTAATAAACACTTGGCTTGGTAGCAGCAGCGAACCTATCACGCCGGTCGTGTCGGTATAGGAAGCGCCCCACCCCAACGTGCCGCCCGCCGCCGCCGGGGTTGCCAAACAGCCGTAACCACCCACCTGCGCCGCGTTCGCCGGCTCAAAAATCAGTGGCGCGGCGCCGGTCAGTTCTGTCAGCATCGCCGTCATGCCGGCCACCGTGCCGCGCGGCGCGGTCAGATTATATTCAATCCGCGTGCGGTACGGCCCATCCTGCTCATAGGTAAACCGCGGTAGGTTCTGGCCGAAGAAATCGTTCGCCCACAGGTCCAAAAACCCGCCTTGCGCGGTGGCAATGCGCGCCTGCGCCTCAACAAATTGCTGCTGCGCGTAAACCTGCGCCAGCCCCCACGCCATCCCCGCCAGCACCGCGTTCAACACCGGCGGCGGCGCGTTCTGCGCGGCGCCCGGCAGCGCGGGGCACCATCCCGCCGGCATCAGCCGCCACGCGCGGTAGGTAAAATCGGTTACGTCGCCGGTCGCCATCAGTGCGGTGCTCCCAACCAGTTGGGGCCGTTCGCAAAGCCTGGCGCTTGTACCTCGCCTTCGGTTTTCATCACCGGGCAGCACGCGCATTTCGGGCCGCGCAAATGAGTCGCAAACGGCATTGCCACATTCCTATGCACAAGCACCTGAGCTTCCAACGGGTGCTCCAAATCCTGCCGCGGGCAAGCCCAAGGCAGACCGGAAATACAATGGCCCACCGGCACAATGTCTCGAATGACGAACATTCAGCTCACCGTGCAGGTTGCCAGGCGCACAACCTGGAACACGCCGCCGCCGAGATCCGCCGTGCCGCCGTTCAGCGTTATGTTCGTCACGTCCGTAATCGCGCTGCTGGCGCCATAAGCCAGGGCCGCGATGCGCGAGTAGGGGAAGGGCACGCCAACCGGCAGCGCCTCGATGAAGGCCGCCACCGCGCTCTGCACCAGCGGAATCGCCGCGGTCTTTTGCGCCGCGGTCGGGCAGCTTATCGTCATGCTCACCACCGCCGCCACATCGCTCGCCGCCAGCACGTTGAACGTCGATCCAATCGGCCGAACCGCATTCACCGCGGCCGTCACCAGCGCCAGCGTGGCGCTCGGCGTGGCGCCGCTGCCATCGTCCACCGCCACCACAAAGCTGCCCATCTGCGTGGTATCGCTGGCGTTCACCGCCTCCACCACGTTGTACGTCAAATCGGCCGCCACGCTCGCCACCGCGCTTTCCACTGCGGTTGCCGTTCCCCTTGCCAACCCAGGCAGGAACAATGCAAACCGCGCCTTGAACGCCGCGTCGCTCTCCGCGTTCACGCCGTTGGTGAACGCCGCTCCGTTGGTCACGCTGTCCACATAGGGAATGCCGGCTGAAATCAACGTGATGGTGCCGGCGAGCACATTCCCGGCCGTCCCGCCATTCACCGCCACCACCGGCACGGTCACGCTCGAAGCGCCTGCCGCGATCACGTACCATCCCTGCGTCAGCCCCGTTCCATCCGCCAGATACGAGGCATTGCCGGCGTCCAGCGTCACGGTGAAGCCTTGCGTTCCGTCGCCGGTCTTCACCAGCGTCCCCACCGGCACCAATGCCTGCTGCGTCGTCACCAGCCTGGAAAACGTCACGTTGCCGGTGGCGTAAGTCGCCCCCAGCCGGATAAACCCAAAATCCGCGCCGAACGTATCGCAATCCGTCCCGGTGCAGGTGGAAAGCCTCTGGTTCGCCAGGTTTTGCACGTTCTGCCATTGCAGCCAGCACATTTGCGCCGCCTGCGCCTGGAACAGCGCCAGCAGCACGGAACCTTCCTCGAAGTTCAGCGCCGCGGTGCTGCTGGCCTGCGCCTGCGCCACCATGCCGGCAACGAATTGGTCAAACGTCAACAACGTCAACTGCATGTTATTGACTCACTGGAAATGAAAGCGTGTTGGTCTGTCCCGTCGTGGCGTCCGCATAGGCAATCGTGCAAAGCACGGAACCATCGGTATTCACCTGGGTCGTAATCCGCGGCGCCGGGTGCTGCGCCACGCTCGGCTCCTGGAAAATCTGGCTGCGTATCACCGCCTCAATCGCCGTCGCGTTAGCGGGTTTGCCCACCATCGCGCCCAGACCCGCGCCATAGGCCAAGGCCCAGATATAGTCCCCGGCATTGGTCAGCAACCGGCGGAGAATCCGCTGCTCCACCAACGTATCGCCGGATGCAAGCAGCAAATCCCCGTTCGCGGCCAACGAAAGGTCGCCGCCGAAATCATGGTAGCAATCGCTCATCACACAGTCACCGAGGGTCCGCCCGTCACACCGCCCTGCGGGTCAATGTGCTCGTGTCCGTCATAAGCCGTCCGCAGCGCCGCCAACGTCGAATGCGCGCCGTTCAAGTCAGAAATGTTGCCGGTCACAAGCAAGTCTCCCGTAATCTTGAAAGTCGGCGTCACCGCGTCGATGGTGCCGTCATTGCGAAGGGCCAGAGAGGAACCGCTCTGATGCACCAGCCAAAATTCCCCCGCCGCGCCCACCTGCGGCGGCGGGTCAACGGCGTTGAAATACCGCCCCACTATCACGCCGTGGCCGCTCTCGCCGCTTTCCATCACCACAAGCACCTGGTCGTTCTGTTGCAGCCACGGCACCATGCCCCAGCCCGCGCCCACCCATTGCGAAAGCACCGGCAACCACCCGCTCTGCACCCCGTTTGGCTGAAACGTCACCTGCGCGGTGAAAGATTGCGGGTCAAAATTCACCACCAGCCCCACCCGCGCCACGCCCTGCATGGGGTCCATGCTCGCCGCGTCGCGCTTCTGCTGCGCGGAAAAATTCGCCACGCTCATCAGTAAGGCCCGCTCTGCGAAGGGCCGCCAATCGCGGCGCCGCTCGCGCCATCGTACAGCGTCAACGGCGAGGAGTTTTTCGCCTCGATCTTCGTCTCGAACCCCTTCTGCGAAATACTCCGCGTCACGCTGGTTGGAAACCACAGCATGTCATAAGGCGTTCCGGTCCCGCTCAGTTGGATCAAATGCTCCGGTCCTATCGTGATCTCGCCTGGCACCGTCACGGAAATTCCCCGCTCATGCGCCGAAATTTCCAGCGCCAAACGCTGCGCGGCGGCCTGCGCCTCGGCCTGCGTCATGTTCGGAAACTCGAAAAAATACTTCGTCGGCGCATCGGTATCGCCGGGCAATTGCGCCACGCTCTTGCCTGTCACCGTCGCCGTTATCAGTTGCTTGTTGCCGCTGTGCCAGCTCGTCACCTTCACCGTCACGTCGCGCGCCAGCACCAAACTCCGGTGCAGTTGCAGCGCCTTCGGGTTGTTCGGTCCCGGCTGCACCGTGCCATTCGCCAGCAGCGGAATCGTCACCGCAAACACCGGCGGCGGCACCGGGGGCGCCTGGAAATACAGCGTCGTCCCCTGCACATACGGCACCACGCCGGCATACCGCCCCAACGTGCAAAGCAAATCCCACTCGTTGATGGCGGATGCGAAATTGCCATCCGTCACCGTGGTATGGTTCGAGGCGTAAAACCGTCCCGCCAATGCCGTATCCGCGGCCTGTTCGACCGCCGTAATCACGGAATGCTCAGCCGCCACCTTCGAGACA